GTTGGCAGCGGGACCGGTGAGCGTATCCTCGCCCTCCTCGGTCACCACGGCGGCGAGGCAGGCTTCGATCTTGGCTTTCATCAGCAGCGCGGCCTCGTAATCGCCAAGGTCACGCAAGCGCAGGAGCACGGGTGCAAGCCAGGATACATCGCGCAACTGCCCAGGGCGGCGCTTCCGAAAGAGATGCAGCACATCGCGCGCGGGGATGAAGTCGCTGTTCTGCCAGGAGGCACCGGGCAGCATCCAGGCCGCGCCTGGGTGGGTGCGATGCAGCCAATAGCCAATGGGCTCGCCCGCCTTGCCAAGCGCGATGCCCTGGATGGTCGGCGCACCATTCACCATGCCGTGGCGCGACGTATCAAGATGATCGCTTTCCAGCACCTGCAGGCTGAGGCCGATCGGGTTCTGCAGCGATGGGCGCGTGGTGACCAACCGGATGAAGCATTCGCCGCTTTCCACGACGGCGCGCATGGCAAGCGCTTGCAGGCCATAGAGGTCGAGCTTGCCCTCGGCATCGCAGGCGGTGCTGTCAGCCCAGCGACGCCAGGCATCGGCGTGGCGCTCATCGGGCCAGCGCGTGGTGATGCCTGCACCGACCGCATTACCGGTCCAGAGATCCACGATACGCGCGGCATAGGGGTCATTGCGCACGGCATCACGCGCGCGGCGGGCGATGCCTGGTGCTGCGATGCCGATCTCTGCCGTCGCGCTACCGCCCGATGCCGCCCAGCTTGAGGCACGATTATCCTGCGCTGCCGCATAGCCCCGAAAGGCCCTCCAGGCGGCGCGCAGGCGGTGTTTCATGCGGTGGGAACTCCAGAGATGGTATCAAGCAGCGCGATGGGGCAGTGGCAGGTGGCGCGACTACTGGCGGGGCCCTCCGGATCACGGCGAAGGGTCGGGCTCGTCCTCTTCAAGGAAGCTGCGCCTCTTGCGCTTAACCGGAGGATGTAAAGGCCTCAGTTTTTCCGTAACCAAGGAAAGGATAATACGCGCCCGTGTTTCGGGATTCCGGTAACTCTTAAATGTTGCACGGATGGAGATCAGTAAGCCGCTTTTGAACACCAATTTGGGGAATAGTTGCATTTGCACGGGTCCCACCGTGCGCGGCAGCAGCTTGGGCCATGCAAGGGCGATTGCCAGGTGAGAAACTACCCGCCTGATCAGCAGGACGCGCTTGTCGTCTATTTTTTCAGGGTGAAGTTTTAGGGAGACGCTATCCCGTATGAGTGGGCTCACGGTGAGAAAGACGCCAAACCCGAGATAGGCCAGACAGAGCAGGACGAGAATTTCGAGCATGCAGCGATGCCTCCTTTCGAGAGGAGGATGAAAACAATCCCCCTATATATAGGGGACGCCTCTGCACGGTCGGACCTGGGGTTACGCCCCTTCATCCGGAACGGGAAAAGCTGGCGAGCGTCATGCCCGGGCGGCGTGCTGCGGCATTCTCCGCGCCATGCAGCGCCGCGATGGCGCGGGCCAATTCATCCAGGCTGCGGTATTCGACGGTGCGGCCTTCGAAGGTGACCCGCGTGACGCCGCCGGTATAGGCAGAGGCCAGCACGGCAGCGCGGCTACCCGCGGGCTGGGCCAGCGCCCAGGCGAGGGTTGCGGGGTCCATGATCGTCCTTCCTTCCAGCGCGAGGGTAATAAGGTGGCGTAGAAGACAGCTATTGGGGGAGGCTATCGGCAAAGCATTCACTCACTCCGCCGAGCATGATGTCGTCACCTTTCATCGCAGTACCTGATGGCATCTCTACTAAGGCTTTGTCGGCTTCAACCGACCTCATGCCTGCCCAGAGAGGCGACCTGCCCAATTCTCTAGACTTTTGAATCGCTTATCATATCTTGCATAACCTACTGATTCTGATAAACTTTTCTTATGGACACGACCTATAACCTCAACGGCGGGTTCAAGCCGACCTTGAAGCGGTTCGCGGACCTTGATGGTCCCGACTTCTTCCCCACACCTTCTTGGGCAACACATGCGCTCATCGACAATGAGGCCTTTGAGGGCGAAATCTGGGAGAGCGCCTGTGGCAATGGAGCCATGTCGGAGGTGCTCAAGCAGACAGGTTCCCCGGTGTTCAGCTCGGACCTCTACGACCGCGGCTATGGGCAGCCTGGAGAAGACTTTCTCAAGCCGTCTCGGCGTGCCGCCAACATCGTGACCAACCCACCTTACAACGCAGCCGAAGGTTTTGTACGAGCGGCTCTCGAAGCCTCAACAAGAAAATTCGCATTCCTGTTGCGTTTGGCCTTCCTTGAAGGCGCCAACCGGCAGCGTACAATATTTAGTCAGTCGCCACCGTCCCGTATCTGGGTGTTCAGCGAGCGCATCACCTTCTATCCAGCAGGAGCGGTCCAGAAGGGGTCGGGCACCACGGCGTATGCATGGTTTGTCTGGGACAAGAGCTCCTCGGGCGCGACCGAGATGAAGTGGTTTAAGCCGGGCTACAAAGCGCGCTACTCGTCCGGAACCTGATCAAGAAAAGAGATGCCCTCCGCTGTGATGGTAATGCTCTCGTCGGATTTGGAATAAATTGCGTAGCCACGCGTGAACATGCTCTTGCCGCTGTCGCGATGGGAAACCAGATTGCGGACCTTCTGACTGAAATGGGTGTCTTGTCGGCCATCAAGGAGCTCGGCGTCCTGCCCCTCTGGCGCGAAGAGCTCAGTAAGTTCAACGATTAGATCGCTAGTGGTAATTGTCCCGCCACGCCGCGCTGCCGCTAAGCGGAGGGCGGGAATAACAAGATCACCCTCGCGAATTCGTGCCGCCATCATCTGATCTCCATTGCCGGCCTATTAATAGCACCACAGAATGGTTAAATACAAGAAATCCTTAATTTGTTGCTTAAGCGTCGCCTCAAGTATCGCCGAGTCCCCAATGGCTGGCAGTGCTTGTGGTCTCGAGCGCCTTGGGCGCAGTACCCAAGATCTCCGCCAGTACCCAGGCGAGGGTTGCGGGGTCCAAGGCAGATCACCCAACAGCGCCGCGCGCCAGCGCACGCAGGATCGGCAGGATCTGCGCCCCACCCGCACCAAGCGCGACAAGCACCGCGACGATACCCCAGATGGCGGCCTCAATCCGCCGCGTCTGCTTGCGCAGACCGCAGATCTCGGCGCGCACCGCCGTGTAGCGCTCGGCGCAGCGCTCCACATGCAGCGCCAGATCCTCGCGCTCGCGCGCGTGAAGTTCCCCGTTACTCATAATTTCCTCCCGAAAGTGATCACCGCAGCCAACCGCCACGCGGCGCCAGCCAGCCGGGCCGGCGCATCAGCGGCGCTGCTTCAGGGTTCGGCGGCGCGACCGGAACGGCAGTCTCTACCGCTTGGCTTTCCACCGGCGCATTCGCGATATCCTCGCGCAGCCTTTGCCAGAAGCGTTCCCCATACCGATCCGCACCCAGCAGCCACAGTGCCGCGCGCGCCAGCACCGCACAATCCAGTGCCTCATTCCGATCCCGAAGCTTCGCCCATTCTTGGCGCACAAAGCCGCGACGGTCTTTCACTTGGTGCAGCTGCTCCGCCACCAGCTGCTTGACCCATTCAACCTCAATCCCCTGCGGCAAATGCACCCAGCCAGGCGGGAATTCCGCCGCCTCGCCGCGCCCGAGCCAAAGCCGGCGGTAGAGATCAACCTTCCAGGTCGAAACCGACACCGTCCAAAGCTTCAGGCCGCGCCGCAGTTTTCGCCCATCCACCAGCGCGTCAACCGGCGTTGGCCCCTGCACCGGCTGCGCGCGGTTCCAACCATCCACCCCCTTGGTCGGCGCAATGCGCGGGTCGCGTAGTCGGCGCAGATGGCCATAAACCGCTGCGGTGTCGCGCCCACCCGTGTCCACGCAGGCCTTGGCGATGCGTATCGCGCCGCCATTTGCCCGTGGCCAATCGCGTGCCAGCAATTCCGCCAGCGCATCCCAGGGCGCGCGCTCACGCGGGCTGCCGGCAATGACGATGTGATCCACCAGCCAGGAGGAATAGCCCTCGGCCCAGGCCCAGATATCGCATTCAAGCCGGTCATCCTGCACATCCACGCCCGCTGTCAGCACCAGCGCGTCCTGCGCCACAACGCCAAGCCGAAAATCCTCGCGCCGTTCCACCAGGCGTTCCCAATCCGGTGCCTCGCCGCGATCCTGCCAGGTCTCGCCAAGCACCGTGTTGCGGAAGGTTTTCAGATCCTCGGCCTTGCCCTGCGCGGCTTCCCAATCGCGCGCGATCTGCTCCCAGGACAACCAGCCGACCGGGGAATAAAGCGCCGAGATGTGAAAGCCGATGGCATGCGGGTTTTCCGCTGCCGCTGTTGGCCGCCATTCGCCGGCGGCGAGCATGGCGGTCTTGTGGTGTTCCTCGATGGGCGCGTCGCAATCCTCGCAATGGTAACGGACGCTGCGTGGATCGCCTTTCTCCCAGATCAGCCTTTCGAATTTCAGCCATTGCATAACGCCGCATTGTGGGCAGGGCAGGAAAAAGCGTCGCTGGTCGGAGGCAGCATATTCCCGCTCAATCCGGCTGCGCCCGGCAATGGTCGGGGTTGAAACCAGAAAGGCTTTTCTCCGCCAGCCGAAGGTGCGGGCCCGGGCCTCGGCCAAGGCAATCGGATCACCTTCGCCTTCAATATCGCCGGGATAGGCGTCCACCTCATCCAAAAACAGAAACCTGGCCGGCATGGAACGCAGCCCGACCGCGCTATTGGCGCCGGTCAGCACAAGAATGCCACCGGGGAATTCCTTGGACAGCATCGTATTGCCGCTATCGCGCGCGCGGGCGGGCGCTACGCGTTCTCGTAGCGCGGGTGTTTCCTCCAGCAATGGATCAATGCGCTGGCGGGAGAAACGTTTAGCGAGTTCCACAGTAGGCTGCACCGCGAGCACCGGTGCTGGCACGTGATGAAGGATATAGCCCAGCCAATTATTGCCTGCCTCTGTCGCGCCCACCTGTGCGCCCTTCATGAAAACAATCCGCCGCGCCGGATGCACCGCGGAAAGCGCATCCATTACATCGCGCAGATAAGGCGTGCGGCTGGTGCGCCAGGGGCCGGGCTCGGATGAGGCGCGGCTGCCCAGGATGCGATGCTGTTCGGCCCATGCCGAGACAGTGAGTTGCGGCGGCGGGCGTAGCATGGCCCCAGCGCGGTGGCGCACATTTTCACGCGTGCGGCTCTCGCTCGCCGCCGATGCCGGGAGGGTCGAAGCGATCGGAAGCCTCCGTCAGGAGCTCATTGATGTGCTGCTGCAGAATGGTTTGCAGCAGATGGGGCTCAACGCCGAGTTCGGCGGCAATCACGCCGGCGACGCGCGCGGGCCAATTCAGCAGCGCGTCACGCATAGTGCTGGCGATTTCATCAATCGTCGCATTGGCGGTCGCGACATCGAGCAGCCGGCCCTTGCTTTCATCGAGTGCCAGGCGCTGGGCTTCGACCTTCAAGGCAAGCTGCGCGACCTTCAGCCGGGCGAATGGCGTGCCCTCGGCATTAGTGCTGCCGCTGAGCGGGGAGCGCTGCGGGTCTGCGGTGTCCAGCAGCCGAGCGCGTGTCTTGGCAATGTCCCATTGGCCATCGGGCTCGCGGGCGATGCGCCCCGTGCGTTCGGCCTTGTGCATGGTGGTGTCGCTTACGCCAAGGCGTCGTGCCGCTTCGCGCGTGGAAGGTGTCAGTTCAGCCATGGCGGCGACCTCCCGCCGCGCGTTGGTGAGGGTTCAGGGTGTCAGTGTGCGGCGCGGCGGCGCGCTGCGTGGAATGCGGCAAGGGCGGCTTGCCAATCGGCGTTATGCGCAATGCCGATGCGCTGGAGGGGTTCGAGCGTTACCTTGCGCCGGCTGTAGTATTCACCCTGCATGCGCGCGAGCCATCCGGTAAGCCCCTGCGCGGCGAGGGCGTCGCTGGCGGAGGCGATTTCCGCCTCGCTCGGCTCGGCGCGGCCGAGGGAAACGTGCCGGCCATCTTCGCCCAGCACGATCCATCGAGTTTCAGTTTCTATGCGCAT